AGTTGTGGAGATATTCCTTTTGCTGTAAATCCTACAAATACAAATGTAGATTCTGCTTTGTGTAATTCATCTAAAGTTATTTGTGGTGTATCTACCCAACTAATCCATTTACGACCAAGACTATCTGTTGAAGTAGGTGGGATGCCTCGTACTCTAATCTGCTCAATTCCATTTTGATTAGTTACAATCTGATAAGTTTGACCACCTCCTAGTATTTTTAAAACTTCCGTTCCAAATGAAGCAACCCACCCACTATCTGTTTGTTGTAATAAAGGTATTTGTCTAACAAGATTATCTACATCTACTGGAGCAGACACAGCACCTTGATTAGCTGACTCTTTTAAGATGTCAATGTTCTGTAAAAATCCTTGAGCTTTTGGTAAAGATACTATAGGTCCTTTAATCACAGTACCTACTGTCTTTGGATAAATGCCATTGTCTATCTCTGGCATAGCTATAACACTTGCAGACTTTGAAAGCTCTAAAGCAAACTCAGCATCACCACCGAGTCTATCAGGATGTGGAAACAACATAACCCATCCTACTCCATAAGCTCCAGCATCTATAATGTCTTGATGTATTTCTGCAAGTCTTTGTCTGGGCAGAGGATAACCTCCTTCTTTGTTGAGGTCTTCTTCGGTTATGTTTAGTATTGTGAAATGCCCTGAAGGAATAGGGGTTTCAATTAAGGCATCAAAGGTCTTGAGCCTAAGAATTTCTAAAGGTACAGAGTTAAAAAGTAAAGGTACACAGAGTAATGCAAGTAAAGGAAAAGACCATTTCATATTAATCTCCTTGAGTTATTTTTATGGTAGAGTTACCCCCACCATTCACAACTATTTGAGTGCTCTTTCCACCTTGAATAAGAATAACAGTATATGCATTACCCTTATCTAAATCTAATCGTACAGTATCTTCTAAAGCTTTATAAAAGGTAATCATGTTATCCGTAACAAAAGTATTGATTTGAGTATTAGAATCAAATCCAATAGATGTACCTTTTAAATCTATGTCAGTTTTTAATAGTGTGTTTGTAGTGTCTAGTTCGTTTATATCTTCAATAATATTTAGTAAGTCTTCTAAGAAGTTTACATCAAGATAGTTTATATCTAACTCTGTAAACTCTAAATCATCTCCTGCTAAATAGTCTTGCTCTAAATCGTCAAAATCGAGATAATCAATATCAAGAACATTACTTGAACTACTACCTCCGTCTTGTCGTCTTGCAACTTCGTTCTCCTTTGGTTTACTTACAATCAACATATTATCTATTAACTCTAAAGTAATATCTAATATAACTGGTTTAGTGGGGTTTGATTCAAAAACTGAAACTGTTGTAGCTTGGTAAGGTTTGTTAAGTACAACCTCTCCCATAGCTGTAGCAACTACAATCTCCCCACTAGGTAGACCATCGTTGTCAGGTAATAAGATAACTAAACTGCGACCTAGTTCGTCTACAGTCACAGTAAAATCTGTACCACGAATACCTATCGTAGCACTTGGAGTTTTTATAAATATGTTTTCTTTATCTATAGTTGCGAGTTTTCCTGTGATAAATCTTGCAGTACCACTCGCAAACTGTAGAGCCATTTTAGATTTAGATGGGTCAGGGTCATAGATAAACTCATCAATTATAAGCTGAGAGTGTTCAGTCAAACGAACTTGACTGTCATCTAAAAAAGTAATGCCCATTCTCCCATTAGAAGTCTGGACATTATCAAAACTATTTATGTCAAAAGTTAATGAAGCTTTGTAGGCTTGGTCTCTTACAACTCTGCCTGTTCCGTTCAGCTCAGTTATGTTGCCAATATTAGCAACCGACTGCTGTGCCCCCATCGTTTTGAATGACACAGACAGTACCATTACTGCCAGTAGAAAGTATCTTAAGCCAATCATTATCTAATGTACTCTGTTGTTGTATGTTAAATGTTCTAGAACTTCCTGTTTGGTCTAAGTAAAAGTAACCACCTGCATAGCCTTGTCCATCAAAGCTTACTGTGTTACTATCACCATCCACATCTACATAACTTGTACCACCATCATAATCTATATCAAAGTCTAGTTGGTTTCCTGAACCATTGATTATCCAATCAAGGTCTGTGTTACTAGCCATAGAACTGGTTGCTAAGTCAAGTGTAAAAGTGTTAGTACTTCCAGTTACATCAACATTTAAGTTAGAACTATCTGCTCCGTATGTGTTTGTAGGGTCTACTTGAATTGTGAAACTATTACTGTCTCCATCAAACTCAAAGAAACCTGTCAAACTATCAGCAAGAATATCTCCTAAGAACTTATTAGTATCACCAATTTGATTGATGTCTAATGTCATCCCAGTTCCATCTAAATCAAAAGGTGTTAAAGTTCCTGCAACGGAATTTAAACCTCCAATAATATTAGCAGAACCAAGTTGTTCTAAATCAAGATTTGCTGTTGCACCAGATTGTTCAACATATATTTCATTATCTGCAGCGTATATACCTATTGATATAAGAGCTACAAAACTTAGTATTATTTTATTCATATTCCCAATAGCCTCTATCTATTCCTGTATTTATTATATTTAATACTCCTGTTTCTATTGCCTTTTGTAAAGCTATAGAG